ATGTATCCGACGCTTCCTGATGTTGCTGGGCCTACTACAATGAATGAGTTTTTCCTGTAGATATTCAAGTAGTTCTCCCAGTACACCTCAAATCCTGAGGCTATGTTTTCCTGCTGTCCGTTTTCATTCTTATAGATTACCCAGTCGATGTAGCTTTTTAAATCTTGAGGGTAGGCATATTGAGCGGGCAGATTTCCCGTGATGATATTCTGGACAGAGCTTCCGGCCACGAACATCTTAACGTCGGCCAGGGTGTCTCCTTCTTTTGGCGTGAAAGGAATAACGTAATGAAATTTATTTGGCCGCAGAGGAGTCTTCTTTTTTTCTATTGGGAGACAATCCTTATACCGGTACTCTCCATTAAGGGCCACCATGTACCAGTAATCTTCAGGCAAACCGAAGCGCACCACGTTGTCGTCTTTAGACGTGGTGACTTCAGCATGCTCTGAGATGAGGTGTCTAACCTGCTCTATCCGGAATCCGTCTGATTCGAATCCCCCAGGACGAGCTTGTGAGTTTGGGTTGGTTACTTGCTGAACAAATTTCTGCACTGCATCATTGAGCCAGTAGTCAATTTCTTCTGGCTCAGTGTCCGACAGAACGTGCGAGTTTTGTTGCTGCAGTTCTTGTTGGAAGGCTATATGCATTTGCAGTGCATCCATTATTATTCAGTTTTAACGGGTTTCTTAGTGGTCCTCTTTGGCTTGCTTTCTTCAGCTTTGGTCGCTTCGGCCGCTTCTTCTTTCGCAGCTTCTTTTTCTTCAGTCTCAAGCGTGAAGAAGAAATCTCCTCCAGTGTGCCGCTCAGCTTCCTCGAGCGTGGCTCGCATAGCTAAAACATGCTCACTGTTGGTAGGCTCTGTCATCCAAGCAATGGCCTCTTCCATAGAAGTTCCCATGGGCTGGTCCATATAGCTGTACAGCGTGCCGGTCTTTTTGACAACGCTGTTCTTGATGAAGCGCTGAATCTCTGCTTTCTCACGAAGATTCTTATCGCTTGCATATCCAACAAAGAGTTTTGGCTTTGTATTCTTCAACTCGTACAACAACTCTTCAGCGTCATCTACGCCCATGTTGTTGATAGCTGTCTCAGGAGACATCATGGTCAATACCATTCGTACCTGGTTAGGGTCACGAAGTACTTTTGAGTACAGCTCGTCGGCCATCATAGAAATGCGACGTTTCTGCTTGGCCTGTTGCTTGAGAAGGACTGGGTCCTCAATGTAATATTTGCAGATAGCATCTCCCCTTTCTGCGGGGGTGTTTGCTACGTAGCGATGGCGAAGTGCCCAACGCCATGCGAGGTAATCGTTGATGTGTACCGGAACGTCGTTCCCGTTAGCATCTTTCTTCATAGAGATGTCAAGTTCAATTCCTCCGAAAGGAACTTCAATAGTCATCTCTGCCCAAAACTGCTTTACCTTTTCTCTGTATCCCTGGTCTGTAGGCTGCATGCTAAGAATCTCCGAGAGGTACTTGTCCTCTTCTTCTCTAGATTCGAATGCTGAAAGTGGGGCGCGGTGTTTGTAGATGGAGCCAATTTTGACTTTTGCATCTCCAGTTACCTCCTTTGGCAATTCAGAGTTACCCTCTTTTCTCCGAATGCGTATTTTTCTAGTTTCCATAAGTGATTATTTGGATGTGAATTTAAGAAATCTCCCTGATAGTAAAGAAAGGGGCTAACACTAAGTCAGCCCCTTCCGCACTTACAGATGACTTACGCTGCAGCAACACAACGTAAATCGAGGGAGGTATCGAATCTGCGTAGACAGATAGCACCTGTCTTTAGATAGTGAACCGAAGCTCCGTCGATGTCAGAGGCGCGCAAATCGTTACCAGCAAAACCGGTAGGAACTTCTGCACCTGCAACAGCCCAACGCTTCATCTCACGGCCTTTGCGGTTAATCATAACCACGTTGTTCTGGCCGTCATAGCGAGAGGTATCAACGAATACCATACGGTAAGACTCCATTGGCAATCCAGTAACTGGATGCTTAGCAGAGGCTTCTGCGATAGGACCATCATCAAACATGTTGGCCTTAACCACATTCACTACGTGACCGTCAACGTGCTTGTACTGGGTGAAGAATCCACCGTAGCTCAAGTTACGTCCACTTCCGTCTACGAAGTTACCGTTGTCAATTCGGATGTAAGACTGAGCTCCAAGAGCGTCTTTCATCGCACGGTCGAATTCATCCATACCTCCAGTACCAGTGTACAGAGTAATGGATTTGTTTTGACCGTCAGTCATACCGAAGAACAAGTCACGGATAATTCCTTTGAGTTTGTTTTCGGTCAACAAAGAGTACGTATCCTTGTTGACGATTTGCTGAAGCAAACCTGGACCAGAAATAACTGGCTGTCCATTTTCGTCGAACAAGTGAGCAACACCGTTGTTGGTGTACGTCTGCTCTGTGTACCAGTAGTAGAGCTCACACTCTTGCTTCCACTGAAGCATTTTCTGATACTCTTCATACTCCATCCACAAGTTGGTGCTACCACCACCTTTAGTTGGAAGTTTGAAGTAAGCTACTGCGTTTTTAGCATTACCAGACATCTGGTAAGACTTACGCAATGTACCAAGCTTGTGGCGAACCAATCCTGGAGCTGACCAGTTGCTCGCGTTTCCACGAGAGAAGTCGGTTCCAACGTTAGCCCACAACATACCCCAAAGGGCACCTGATTGCAAGTCTTCTGCAGGAATGTACTGTGTTGGGTCTGGGCTAACCAGCTCAACAGTGTACTCGTATCCAGCTGCAGTCTTAACAGGCTGCTGCGAAATACGGGCAAGGATTCCTGATTGTGATACCAGAGTGTAAGGGGCGATAAACCACTTGTCTGGGAAAACTAATTTGACCGGAGCGTTTCCGATACCGGCATTTGGCGTTGAGTTAGTCGCAGCCAGCGGACGTGAGCGCAGCATCCGCGTTTGAATGCGGTATTCGTACTCCCCACCATCGATGGAAATTACGTTCTTGCTACCTTCCGTCAACGTGATGAGCGGGAATTTCTCACTCTCCTTACCCGCTAAGTGGGTAATGACTGGAGAAAGCTCAGCTGTCTTCGTAATCAACGCCTTCGCAAGACTGTTTGAGTCAGTCATCTGCGAATCATTGTAAATGGTCTTAATGATTTCCATTTGGCGTTTTGAATTAAGGTTACTCGTCTGCGATTATTTAGAATTCGATTTCTACGTCCTCGCTAAATTTTGTTTCTCCAGCTCCTTGGCCTTGGCTTTGTTGGCCGCCACCACCTCGTTGGTGTTTTTGTTGTTGTCCCTTGAAGTTAATCCTCTTATCTCGAGCAGCTTGTGTACCTGCTTTGATATCGATGATTTTGTTCAAGTTGTCCAGACCCATAAACAGAAGATAATCAACAGCAAGAATTTCATCGTTCGTTAGCTGTGCCCATCTTTGGTCTCGGGCGGTGTTTCCGTTTTGGTCTACCGGCTTGCCTAGATAGTCGAGAAACTCATCTCGCTTATCATTTTGGATTGGTAAGCCTTGAATGCTTTCCGCCTCTTTTATAGTCTTCTGGACCTGCCTCCATGCTTCAGCTGCTGCTTGCCTTTCGCTTTCTGCTGCTGCCGCTTGGTTTGAAAGAAGTTGTTGTTGCTCTGCATTTTGTACTGCAGCAAGCTCTTCTAAAGCTTTCTCGCTCAACTCCCCGAGTTTTTCCTGAGACTTGGCCGCTTGGACATTGACTTCAATTAGAGAATCATCGATTCCCTTTTTCTCGTAGTATCCGCGAAGAATCTTTTCCTGCAGGTCTGCATCATCTTCTTTAAACTCTACTTTGGTCCAATCCTCTTTCGGGTAGAAAGTTTCCATAAAGGTACTTTCGTCTCCTCCGTTCTGGACAAACTCTAAGTGAGCTTTAAGCTTTGGATTCTGCTCGAAGGTTTGGTTGAAAGTTTCCTCGGCTTGCTTTTGGGCAATAATCTGACTTGCTTTTTCCCATCCTTCTACTGTATCGTCTAAGCCGGCTAGCTCAGATTCTTCCAGTTTGATTCCGGACTTTTCAACAAATGAAAGAACTAGTGGTGTTTCTTCGCCTCCTTCTTCGCTGCCTGCTTCGCCGGCCTCTCCAGAGTCTTCTCCACCTTCTTCTTCTCCACCGCCTTCTTCCCCTGAAGGGTCTTCTACTGGAGGATTATTTCCTTCTCCCTCTTCTGTCTGGTTGCCTTCCCCAGGATTTCCTTCTCCTGCTCCGGCTTCCTCTCCTGTTGAGATACCTTCAATAGGTTCTATTTCAAAAGAGGAGTCTTCTGTGTTGCTGTTGTTATCTCCCATGTCTACAAATTTAACTAATAATCAGTGCGTTACATCGTCTACTTAAACAAGAGGTTCTCCTCATTTATATATCACTTTGCTGGGGCCGCTTGTTTCTGTTTCATTGCTTTTACCTTCTCCATTTCCACTTGAAGTTTCTTAGAGTCTAAGTCATACTTAGTGGCAATCTCTGTGTATGCCTTTTGTCGGTCGGCATCATTCTCATAACTATCTGCAGCCATTTTCATTTCTGCAATGGCCAAGTCTTTGTTAATGTCCATTGTCTTGAGCTCTACTTCTTGAGCATGCTCTCTGGCATCATGTTGAGACTCTTTCTCTCCTTCTGCCTGTGCTTGCTCAGACTGCAACTTCTGCAAATCTTCTTCTACAGTTTTGATTTTTTGAATCAGCTCCGTAGAGTTTGCAGAGTAGAGCATTGAAGCTACTGCAGACATTGGATATCCATTCTGAATCATTGGCTGGAACAACTGCTTGAGTGTATCGAAGCGCTCCATCTCTTCTGCAGAATCCGTTATGTAGATTCCATAATTGGTCATCGGGAACTGGTTGTCTGCAATGAAGTAATCGAAGCTTCCATCTGATAAGCGGAACCTCGCCGTCTTTGATTCCGGCCAAGTGACTTGAGCTGTGTCTACAAGGCCTTGAAGCTCACGCTGCTCAAACCGCTCGAATTTTCTGAAGATGTCCTCTGTGATATGAGAAGACTGCACAATAGCCTGGCGCGACCCGGTTACTGTTTCGTATTGACCGATATCTCCTTGACGCTGTCTGGATACTCCGGAGAGTCTTTCCCACTCAAGGACAATGTTTTCCATCAATTCAATGTAGCTGCTTATGCTCTTCACCGTCATGTCCATGACTGACTGGTGCTGAGGATTAGCGTAGACGCCTTCCTTATTGTAGTCCACCCAGGCCATACCAAAGGCGTCGACATAGTACATGAATTTATCCATATTCCACTTGGCTGGAATCATGTTGATATCGAACTGTCCTATTACGTCTTTTGATTTTGCAACGGAGGTTTCGAGCCGGTACCGGTAGATGTTGTAGTTGATTTGGTAAGGCACTCCGATGCTGACCAGCGAAATGTTATGCGAGTTGGTGTCCGAGTATCTGAAGCCGTTGATTGGTAACTTTCCTTTCGACGGATTATCAGGCGTCCCCCTCTCCGGGTCAACAATGCCGAAATCGATAAGATGCTCGTCATCAACAAGTACGCCATAACGTACCTCGTTGACCCATTCCCACTCAATCGTTTCGTTCTTTTGAACCTGGTAATTCTCATCAACTTCTTTAATTTCAAACGCCATGGTCTGCTCATCAAAGTAAGTCACAAAGCCAATGCGTTTTCTGGATTTCCAGTATACTCGATACTCTTCAATCAATCTATTTCTGTCCGGCGTGCTGACATTATTTTGGTCCGTGTCCGACATGTAGACAAAGGTATCTTCTGTCCCTTCGCCCTTAGGATTCTCCAATTGCTTGGTTAAATCTATGCCGGTCTTATCTTGATAGTCTGAGAACTGCTCGTAGTACCTATCGATAAGGGTAGACAGATGCACTCTCTTTCTTACAATGGCCCAGTCACCATCCTCAATGAATTTTGTGTTTGGGTCCTTGTCGTAGTCGACATGTAGTGGATTCAATACTTCGTAGTACAGCTCCCCGTTGATTCCGGACTTGTCTGTGTAACATTCCCCCGCTACGAGGTAATGGAAAAAGAGGTCTTGGATTTTGTCGTAGTATTCGGTCTCTTCTTCAATGACCTTCATCGCCTTTCCTCCGGCGATAGACTTATTGTCTTTGTAAGAGCCTTTTGCTTTTTCCTTTACTGACTGCAGGCTGTCTGCTACCTGCTGTCGGTTTTCTTCGGTTGCTATTCCCGCATCAATAAGAGCGTTGACAAACCGGGCTTTTATCTCTTTCTGTACAGCTTGATTGATTGCCTCATGCTCGCCTAAGACAGAGTCTTTATCTAAGGACGCGCACCGGTAGGGGATTGGCCGCTTGGCCTTTTCTCCTAGAAGCAAGTCGACGGTAGGCTTTAGGATGTTGTAGTTACGCAGCTTTGAGGGGAAGTTCTTTCGCGTCTTCCCGTACGGCTTAAGTACGTACGAGTAGTCGTCTTGGAGCTCGTCTATGTTTCCGTTGTAGAAGTCGTAGAGTCTTTTTATGTCCTGGCGGCGTCTGGAGAAAGACTGGTCAGACATATTCTTTACTGCTTTGACACACTTTTCATGCCATGGCTTTTTCTTCTGTTTGCCCGGCAGCTTCTGTGTGGGCAAATACAACGTAGAGTCTTTATCCATATAACAAAAATACTCGATTGATTCTCTCCAGTAAAGTCTGAAAGCTATTTAGTAGGGCACCTATATTATATATCACTGGAAGAATTCCCGTTCGAAAAACTCTTCTAAGTCAGATGCTTCTTGAATCTTTGGTTCTGAGGAGTACAATTCCTTCATATAGTACATCGCAATCATAAGCGCCATGACGCGGTCAAAGTTACCTTTGTGGTTGAACTTAAGCAGCTCTTTAATCAGCGGCAGCTCGTACAGAGCGTTGTAGTTGTGCAGTCTTTCCCTTATCTCTTCTTTCCCTTTGTTGCTGGAAGACACAATCTGTCGCACTTCCAGTAACCAGTCCCGGATGTATATCTCTCCTTGCTCTTTCCGGCTCTTGGTCATGTGCATACCGAAGTTTCTTTTGACTTTCTTTGACTGCAGCTCTTTCTTGTGCAGCATCTGAAACTCTTCAGCTAAGTAGTGTAGCCTTTTGGTACGCCGCGCATATTCAATTACGTTACCTCGGTCGTTCTCAAATCCAATCTTTGCATTGTAGTACTCAGCTAAGTTGAACAGTATCTCATTGTATTGGTCTTGCGTTTGTGGCCTACCGATATAGCTAGCCACTATCATATCATCCGGCCGAGAGAACTTGTTAGGCCGCTTGAGGACGTAAGCCGCCCCTAAGGATTCAGATTCTGTACTCGAATCTTGCGCGTAGGGGTCATGGCCGATAATGTACAGCTCGGCCGGAACCTTGCCTTCGTCGTCTCGGTATGGGGTTTCGTAGATTACAGCACAGCCTGCTTTGTCCCCTTTAGGATTGTGGGGGAATTTGTCTATCGGCTTAAGCTTTCTATCTGGCTCAAATATAACTACTCCTTTATCATTGTGCACCAAGGTACCTGGAGTACCCATCCTCCACAGTTCTCTTGTACGCACTAGGGTTTCCTGCTGGGCTAGCTCAGCTGTAGGAAATAAGTTTTGGCTGGATTGAAGAAGCGCTTCTCGGGGATTATTCGGGCGCTCTGCAACAAACTGGTCGTATGCTGCTTGGTTCGATGAGGTTTTCTTATTGGCCCTTTCTTCCGCTCCAAATTCTCTGGCTGCTTCTATCAAAGAATTTCCTTGGTCATCCATGAAGCCTTCCAAGTTCTTTGCATTTTCGATGAACCACCCGCAGGTAGTACTGGCTTTACACTCGTAGAACAAGTTCTCTAGACCATCAAAGTTATTCCCCTCAGTACCACCGGTACCAAAGGCAACCATTATTCCGAGTACTTTATTACCTTGCTTTACAGTAGGCAGTGCAATATCCCAAGCTTTATGTAGTCCCGGAAACTTACCTGCTTCCTCGAAGAACATCAGGTCACCGGCCTTACCACGAATCTTTTCAGGGTCGTTGTTTAGCGAAACGCCAATAATCTGAGACTGAAGACCTTGCGGCGTCTTCATACCATTTACCATCTTGTAGTACCCAGACTGTTTGTGCAAGTTTCTGTCGACCAGCTTAGGTTGGGTCCAGGCGGTATGGTCATCAACAAATCCCATCATTGGCCAGCACTTATTCAGAATCCCATCTTCATCCAGATAGTCTGTGTGGCTCACAAATACGAAGTTCTTACTTCTTGGTTTATGGAAATAATTACAGCACATCATCGATGCTGCTTTGTAAGAGTATCCTTTACGACGCGCTTTCAGAACTGCCATGTGCTTTCCCGTACGTCGCGCTTCTTCTACGGCCATGAAGTACTCCCAGTCACCGTCGTAGAAGTTCGGCATAAGGAATTCCCGGGTATTGATTACAGACCCGTCCGGAAGAGTTTCCTCTACAATTCTTTCAATAGGACAATAGTTGAGGTAGAAGTAATGGTAGCCAGTGACGTATAGCTCCGTGGGCTTTCCCAAGTCTACTACATATCCGTACCTGCATCTTTCCTGCTCTCTTTCCCAAAACTTCTTGAAGTCTTTGGTCCCCTTAGGATGCTCACAGTACACCCCATGCTTTTCGTAGTATATGGCCGCCTCTCGTACCCGGTCTATCCCGGAAAACTTAGACGGTCGGTCCTTCCAGGAGCGTTGTCTTCTCTGCTTTAACTCTTCGAGCTCTGTCATCCTTTGTTGAAGTCAGTTATCTCTACTCCACCTCTGGCCTTTCCAGTCTCTTTAATTCCTTTGTACACTTTTTCTCGAAGCTCGGACACAATTCTAAATCCTTCTGCGTACCCCTTTGCCGTATCCGATACCTCTTTAGGCTTCCACTTGGGTTTTCCGTGGTCGTCAGTTTCATTTAAGTCCATGGTTTCCATGAACTTACGCACCTTATCTAAACCTTTGAGCGTCGAATCTAAAACCCGGAGCTCTATGATTCCATTGTGCAGCATCTGGCTGTACCATTTTCGAACGGCCTCAGCATTTTTAGACGGATGCCATTTCTCCTCTGGGGGGAAGATATCCTCTACAATTTTCTTGTGCCTTTCCCTATCATCAGGAAATCCCATATAAGGAGACCTGGGGTCCTCTAAGAGATACACCCAGGTCAATGTTTTTTTGGTCTTTAATTTTTTGCGGGCTTGCGTGTCGCCTACCATTCCCTTGTCCTCTCGGATGAGAGCACGTATACAATCAAGGGACGTAAGATGTGGGTTTATCTCACAGCTTAAGTCTTCTCCGTTGTATATCAGTAATTCCTCCATTCTCTATAAGCTTTTGAAGACGTCTAGGTTTTACATGGAACCTGCCGAATCTCGGCAAACGTATACCACGCTTCACTTCTCCATGGGCCATCTGATGTCTGATAAATTCAAACTGTGTCCCTACAATCTTCTGAATCATTGTCTGCGGCAGATTGTACTTATGAGAGAGTTGCTGTATTATCTCTTCCTTAGTCTTGGGACGGTCCATGTATCACAAATATAACTTCTTCGTAAACAGGGTAGAACTGCTCTTTGATATACCACCTATCATTACTTGAATATAGCACTTCTTTCTTCTTCAACTTTACCAGGTAGCTATTGAGGTGATAGAAACTACTATATCCTAAAGCAGTTGCTACCCTCTTCTTTATCTCTACAGAAAAAGGGTCAAGTTCCGGAAATTTAAGATGCTCATCAATGAACGCGGCGAGCACGGTAGTCTCAGCTTGAGTCAAGCCGGTAACTCCCTGGAATATCTTCAGATATTTTGCGGTGCTGGGATTCTTAATATTTATTCGAACGGTTTGAGTACTTGGCATCTTACAATTAATTCGCTGGTTACATTCACTTGCATTTGAACAGTCATAGAATACTCATTCCGGAGATTCCAAGCATGGGCCATATTCTTAGCCCTATGCTCGGTCTCCAGCCAGTCCGTCACTGTCGCGCAGACGTATACGTATTCCACCACTACTTCCATATTCTATTTCAGAGAGCTTTATCTCTCCGCTTATTTCTTTAAGTATTAAAGGGCCAGAAGGATGATTCTGAATGGCAAGCAGAATCTCCTTCAAAGCCTCCTCAATATCTTGTATCTTCTGCACCCTCTTTTTAACCTCCATGGCTTCCTTCTGCATTGCCATAAGCTGGTCAAGGGGCATAGTCACTTCTCCTCTCATCCTTCGACCGTGATATCTCCGATGAATCCATCATCTCCGGTTACCTTTGCAATGGCCCTGCTCACGATTCCATCGATATCCTCTACCGAGATAGAGTCTTCTGCGCCATAGTCCGGCTGAAGGCTGTGCGGGAGGTTTCTCCCTTTGACTTTCCTCACCCCGTACACTGCCATGGCATCGAACTGCATGTAGTGCCCTTTCTTAATTGGCAACCACTTTCCTGCTGCCTCAAGTGTCTGTTTCTCAATAAACACTTCCTGGCCAATCAAATGCTTTGCATTCCTTCCAGCAGCTACCACTTCACAAAAAGCATTAATCGATTGAGCTTCTCTCTCGAGCACCTCATCCGGCTTATACAATCCTCCTTCTGTAGTCTCCTCTGGCAAGTCCAGCTTCACCACAATCCCATTATCTGTGGGCTCGTAGTCTTCAATATCAAACTTCACCACGGATACCGTCCGCTCTTTAGCGGACTTATTCATTCCTTTCTTTCCTGCTGTGGGATTTATCACTCCACTCATATTGCTGTTATTTTTTGAGTTGTTGTTGCTTTTTGGTTCTTTGCGCGCTTCACACGTAGGAACCTATTACTTACTTTGTACTCAGGATAAGTACTCTTGCTCCCTGCTATTGTAGCCTCTAAAAATCCTTTCTTGAAGCTCACCGAAACAAGCATGCTCTCATTTCTCTTGCACACTTTCGTCTTGCGGTCTTTCCCGTCGTCCCCCTGGATGAAAAATTGCACCCGGTCCGAAGAAAAGGGCCGTACCCCGATATTCACACCTTTGGTATTCAAGAGATTTGTTATCCTGCAGATGTGCACCTCTTCTACAACGTGGTCATCATTGTCATACATAAACACCTTGTCGAACATCTTGTCGTG